TCTGGTTTCATGAAACAAGGCTCTGCTACAAATCCTGATTGAATCATGAATTGTGTAAGCGGATCTTTGTTATCAGCTCTGACACGACGTATATAATGCTTACTGTGCTGAGGATGGATGCCAGAAGCAGTAGAGCAAAGCTGAGAAACTGTTCCTTCAGGTTTGATTGCAGTGATAGCAACTGATTGGTTGATACCAATAGCAGCAGCGAACTCATTGTTAGTCGTAATAGCAACATTTTTTAATTCCTCTAAACGACTAGCAAGCTCAGAATCATCTGGATTGTTCATCAAAGCATTATCCAAGATACCTGTCATTGATACACCTAGCAACGCTTCTTCTCTAGTGTTATTTTCCCATATTTTACGCAAGTAAGGAAAGTTAGTTAGTGAAGCTTGAAAAGTCCCAAGAATTGTTGCATACCGTATTTTACGTTTAAGGCTATCCATATCATCGTCAACACGGACAATGCAAGAAGTAAGATTACAGAACTGGTAAGGTTTAAGGATAATTTCCGAACACGGATTCGTTCCATACTCTTGTTGAGAGTTTCTACGTCCATTCTTTTCTGCTTGTAATACGGAAGCATAGCGATTAAATATTCCTCGTTCACCAGAGTGTGATTCATAAATACTAGACCATTCGCGCATGAATTGTCCAATGCTAGGACGCTCTTCATACACTGCGGAATTGTTAGATAAAGCTCGTTGTCCTTGCTGTTCCCACCAAGCACCTGCTTTAGCGTGTGCCATGCGGTCATCAGACAAGTCAGATAGGGAAATCATTGCTGATCGACGAACTCCACCCACCACAACAACCTCCCCGATTTTGCACAAAATATCATGGCACTCAAGGGATGATAAACGGCGACCAATTGATGTTTTAAACTTGGATATAACAAACTTAAATAAGTCTTCCAGTGGCTTAGGACCTGAAGCCCTTCCTCCGAATGTTTTGAGTCTAGCACCTGCTGCCCTGACCTTGGACAGATCATACTTTGGTATCTCGCCAGAGTATAGAAGGGCGATAAGCTGCCGAAGCGATTTAGCCCATCCTTCTTTAGAATCCGAAACAACAACAGTAGTCGCACTATTGTACAACTGATCCGGTACTTCTGGTAGCTTGTTGACATACTTCTGCTCCACAGAGAACCCAACTCCTGTGCCACAGAGCAGGATATACATAGCCTCATCGAATGATTTAGGATCATCGATAGGAAGGTAAGAGCAGTTAAAAGCAGCCACGTTTTGACGCTCCAGAGCAGGTCCTGAAGTCATCACAGCTCTCATTGAAGGTACTACCTGCAAGTTAGTTACAGCATCTTGTAATTCTTTACGTAAATCGGCTGGTAGGTCATAGTTTTGTTTTTCTTTTAAATGCTTTTGCATAAAATCAAAGTAACGAGTAACAGTTTCGTCCCAATGTTCTCTGCGATCTTTATCGTCTAGGAAGCGAGAGTACCTAGATTTAGCAATAAAGGTATTATACGGTGTCATTACATATTTATTCATCAATTGTCCTTAGTGTCTGGTATTATTTTTATACTTTTCTATTAGCATTGCATCTGCCATTTTATATGAAAAACTAGCCATAAAGCTATAGAACTCTTCATCACTATTTTCTACTGGTACTCCTACTGCTGCTATAGCACCTGAAATAATACTTACTGCCATGAAATCTCTAAGACCAGGAATCTCATCAGTAATAACAGGATCAGTAGGTGGCGTCTTACTCTTCATAAACTATCCTTATAAGTTTCTCACGGTATTGCTCCAAAAAGTCAGGAAATCTTTCAACAAGGTCTTCAATTGTAATATCACACTCCTCTATAAATTCAATTATATCCATACGATCTTTAACAAGCTCTGCTAGTTCATTTATTGTCAATTCCATCGATCAACCTTTCAATGTACCATTTAGCTTTTTTAAGATCTTCTACGCCGTTCTTATGCTTCCATCTCCAAAGATATTTAACTGCATTAGCGGTACAAATTGCTTCCATTCCTTTTAGATCCTCACATACTACAGCAAGAGCATCAATACATTCTATGCTGCCCTTGTTGTAGTGTGCAGGATTATTTACATTATCATTAGCCATTTCTCTAACCTCTGGAAATTTCTCTTGAACACACTCTATGCAAAGTGAATGGTAAGCTCGTAAATGTTTTTGACAGACTGCCATTATGCTAAAGCCTTTATAGTCGCTGCTTTAGCGATTGCTGATGATCCTTGACTCCAACTTCCGCAAGCTTTGCATTGGTATCGTTGATAGCTTCCTGTAGTTGTAGTAGCCGTTCCACGCTTCTGGACTTCTGTGTGTCCACAAGTCGGACAACACGGATTGTCAGAAAATAGATTTCTATTTGGATGATTTTTAATCCACGGTAATACCCTAACATAAACCTGTTCCAACAGTACGACATCTTGCTTGTTGTACTTCTCCATTGTTTTCCAAGCATCTTTATCTCCATTCATACACTTAACCCACAATTCATGGCCTTCGTGTTCTGTTTTGGAACCTAAACCAAGACGTTGTGCTACATAATCAAGCTTGTTGCTAGGGAATCGGAATTGACTACGCATAGTTCTTAGCAAATCAATCTGCTTGTAGGGTGCTGGTGGATCTAAAGAGTACAACAAGAACTCTTTATTAAGCGTAGGCATATCAAACTTAGTGCCATTGTAGTGAATCACCGCATCTGCTGCGGAGATTAACTCATGTATTCTCCGCAGCATAGCCTTTGGTTTAGACTGATGCACAGAGTCAAACATAATCTCATCTTCGCCAAGCCACTTAGCTGCCCAACATAAGACATAGGAAGACTCCATCAACTGCTTGAGTCCTACGTTTTGCTGCCACAAGCCCCATACATGTGCTGTATTAGGACTAGACTCAATATCAACAAGCAATATTTTCATCATGCGCTCCTGAAACGATTTCGTCTTCATCATCGTAATTGAATATGACATCTAAATCATCTTCAATCTTTAGACCTAAATCAATTCCAGTGTTTTCATCAATTAAAGTTGCTTGTACGCCATTAGGAATAACATATCCACAGGCACGAAGAAAAAGAACAAATCCTTGAATTAGCTCAGTCCAAGCAATATCATCTTCAAAAGTAAGCTCTACTTTTATTGGAAATTGTCCAGCAACAAACTCGGACTCTTGTATAAACTTATACGGCATTTTCTTTCTCCTTTAAATAGGTAGAGCCAATAGGACAGTCTTTCTCCATCTGATCTATATGCTTTTTAAGTAATGCAATTAAACCTGCTTCTACCAACATTGCTATTTCTTCCTTAGTAGCATCAATGTTTAATGTAGCAGATCCGTCTGCGTGTTCAATCATCTCTTCTATCTTCATAAGCAGCTTTCACTAAAAACATAAAGTAATCAAAATCTACTACTGCCAAAGGTTTACTATTGTTCTGCTTGACCACCACAAGCGGTTCATGTCTGCCATGAGACGCTGCTTGCTTGTAGTGTTTGTAGATGCCAATTGCTGCCAACGATTTACATTCAACATCGAACGGAAAGATTTTTTTTGCTGCTGGACTAAGTTGTACATCTGCTCCTCCTGCTCCCATTGATGTAGATCTAACATCGTCTGCCTCTAACTGAGTAAATTTACTCAGTATAGTGTCACGTACCTTTTGCTGTAGTAATCTACCTTTTTGTTTCGCTGAACTAGGTTTCATCTTTACTCTGTTGGTGGTTTCCAGAATTCTCCAACTGTTCTACGAAGATGGAGGAGTTTTGCGTTTTCAATGACTCGATCTGTTGTGCCGCCGTAAGCTTCGACACAAGCAAGATACATTTCTGCTGCACTTTCACATCCTGCGAGAATCCGCTCGGCTTTAACAGGACCGATACCTTTGATGCCAATGATGTTGTCCGTTCTGTCACCTGTAAGCACCTGCATATAGAAGTTGATCAAAGCCTCGTGTTCAGATACCTCTTTCATCTCTTTCTTGACATAGTTCCAATGCTTGCCTTTTAGCTGCATGAAGTCTTTGTCAATACTAGCAATGATAGTTTGGTAATTATTAGCTACGTGTTCAATAGCAATACAATCATCAGCTTCTTCATTGTCAGAGATTTTAAAATCCCACGCACTTACAAGGTAGTCACGAATAAGCTCCAAGTGTTTTGGCTTTGGTGCTGTTCGATTTCCCTTGTAAGGCGCAGTTACAGCAATTTCATTACGGAAGTTGGTTTTGCCTGTAATGTAGCCTTGATAGGACTCCACTCCTTGCAAGTCCTCCCAAAGCATTGTCTCAACGAAGGTAGCAGTCCTGGCTAAAGCAATCTTTTCATTCTCTTCTTCAGAAGAAAAACCTACTCTATAACCAATAATGTCACCATCGATGAGAACACGCATTTACAGAACCTCTTCTTCAATCTCTTCGTCTTTGTTAGACTTGTACTCAATCAAGTTGTTAATCGTTAGCTTCTTTAAGCTAGGAGAAACACCTTTCTTTTTCTGAAAAGTCCACTCATACGTAGATACAATTGCAGTTGCTTTACTACCATTAGCAATCTTAACTGCGGCAGGGATAGTTTCGCCATTAGCATCGAATGCTTCAATTTTGTAGTTGCTCTTGCAAGTAATATAGTGACCTTCGTCAGGACGCTTGTTAGCATCGCTACGAACTTGAATGCCCATATCTTCCAAAGCTTTGACAGCCTTTTCAGATAGGTTTGACAGGTTGACTGTGTACTGCTCTTTGTCAGCCGATGGGTTTGGGTGTTGTGTGCAAGCCCAAAAGATGTCTGCTTGTACTGCTATAGATTTACCTGTACTCATAACTTTCTCCAATTTAGTGCAATTTAGTGGAACTACCGTTCGGATTCAAACCGAAATCTTTTCCTTGTCGGACTATGTGTCTCACCACATCGCCGGTAGCAAATCGTTTTTCCTCGTCTTTCCGAGGTGTCATTTAATACCTATATTATACCATACTTTTTAATTAATGGCAATCTGCTACTTGTGCTTCTTTAAATAGCTTATTGCTTTTTTGAGAACATCTAAATTATCTTTAAACATCCCCAAAGCCCTATTGCACTGATTACACAATAAACCTCTGACTTTTCCTGTTTCATGGTCATGATCTACTGCAAAATTTAGTGCATTTTTACTACCAACTACTATGTTTTCTTTTGTTTCACAAATAGCACATTTAAAATCTTGTTTTTTAAATTGCTTTTCATACCAATCTAAATCTACTTTGTATTTGGTTTTTAAATTGTTTTGTCGCATAGAAGAATAAGCTTTTTCTGGATTATTCTTAGACCATGCTTTTTTAGCAATATTATCACATTCTTTGCATCTATAAGATTTACCGTCAATTTGATTTTTAAAATTAAAGAAAAGATCAAATGGTTTTCTTACATTACAAACACAACATGTTTTATGTTGTTCTTTTATATCTAAATCTATTTGTTCTTTGCTACGCTTCATTTTAGGCATCTTATCCTCCAAAAGATACCATAATTATACCATATATTAATGGAATTGTCAAGTGTTTTCCATTAACTCAATGACAGTCGCTCCAATTATTACCAATCTTGTATTCCGCATCCACTGGACAACGAAATTCTAGGATCTTACCTGCTTCGTTAGCAGCTAAGACAACAAGCTTTCCTACCTCTTCTCCATACTTTGCAGAAGTCTCGATCTGAACCTCGTCGTGAACCCATGCTACCTGCTTGTACGGAATCTTTGCTGCTTTTAAATTCTTGCTGATTTGAATAAGCCATACTTTGCTAATAACAGCTCCCGCCCCTTGTAATAGCGTGTTGAGTGCGGCATGAGATGACCTAACTTGAAGTCGATAACCCCCAAGCCCAGGTAACGCCCCTTTCTCAGCAAAACGCTCCACTTTCTCTTTGAGGCGACGATAGGCAGGTACGGCTTGCTGGAAATTAGCAATAATACGTTCCCCTTCTTTGGTACTAACACCCACAATCGCTCCAACTTTGGAAGCGGAAGCACCGTAGAGAGTGGCATAAAGTACTGTCTTAGCGAGATCTCGTGTTTCAACCCCAAATGCTTTTTGATTTCTCGTGTGGACATCGCCGTTGATAACTTCATTTATATAATCCTCATCATTAAGGTAATGAGCAAAGCACCGAAGTTCAATGCCAGACAGATCAGTGCCAACAAGCACGTTGCCGCGATCCACTGTCCAACAAGATCGTAGCTCTTTACCGAAAGCAGCTCGAACTGCTGGAACTTGAGCCATATTAGGACCATGATGGGTAGCTCTCCCAGTAATAGCACCAAAAGTAATAACTTTTCCATGTACTCTTTCATCTTGTTTAACGTGCTCTAACCAACTATCTAACTGTGATGCTCGTTTCTGAAGGAGTAGGTATCGAGCAATCGGTTTTGCCTCTGGTATTTCCAAGCTATCAAGAATAGCTTCATCAACCACAACTTGCCCTTTCTCTGTTTTTTTCTTAGGAACCCATCCCTTTGAAATAAGCCGCGAAGCAATCTGCTGTCGAGAACCAACATTGAATTCCTCAACGTGATCTTGCAATCTTTTACCAGTTTTCTCCGATATGCGCTCGGTAACGATTGGAGGAAAGATAGCTTGTAAGTCTTCCTTAATCTGTGCCATTTCGGTCTTGATTTCAGCGAGAATCGTTTGTGCGTAAGGTAGGTCAAGCTTAAAACCATTCCTTTCTTGTTCGGCAACAATAGCCTGAACCTTGTGTTCAATTTCTATGGTTTGTTCACGAAACGCGAACTTAGCAATATCCTGAACAAGTTGTTTATATACTTTATGCGTAAGATTAACATCTTGGATGCAGTAGTCAATCATCTCATCTGTCAAACCACCATCAAAGTCTTCAAAGTCAATCTTAGGATAGCCCATAGATAAACCCCATGCTGCTAAACTGTGTCCACCGTCACGACTAGGATCGATCATTCTAGACATCAATAGCGTATCAAAGCACTGCGATAACTTGATCTTAGTTTCCCAAACACGATTTAATATAGGGGCATCAAACGCTACTAAATTATGTCCAATAATAAGACTGCAATTAGAAAGATAAGCAGATATTCCATGTGAGTCCTTCCATATCTTGACTTCTCCAGTGTCAATATTTTTAGTGACACAACACCAGATCTTGTCATGATCTAAATTTGTCTCGATGTCTAGGATGATTTTCATGGCATTACTATTATACCGCCTTTTAGTCGGTGTGGATACTGTTTACCACGTAAAAAGCAATAATCTGTATCGTCTTTAAATGAATAGAATGCTTCATGCGTATCTGTATCTTGGCAGAAATTAGTAGGAGTATATACAACTCTTTCTGTAAGCTCTACCAGTGTTCTGGTCTCATAACCAAGAGCAAATGAAATACAAAAAAATATAACAATAATAAAGTAATTCATTTGTATGGCCTAGCTCCAGACAGTCTACGCATCTCTAACAAAAGCTCTCCTAGTGGTTCTATCTTTAATGCTCTGCCACAACTAATATAGATAGGATTAAACAGTCTACCTGAATCAGATTCTTCTATAACGTCTAGGTAGTCTTCAAAGAAAGACTTTACTGCTTTTTCTAGTTCAGTCATGTGTTCTTCTCCTTTAGCTTGGCTTCGATGGCGCGGCACGTTCCTTGAATACTCATTTCTAAGCAGTCTTCAATCTCTTTATCCGTCAGCCCAACCCATTCTTTCTTTGGTGGGGCGGTGTAAAGTGGTGTGCCGTGACCAGATACATTCAAATCAACAACGTCTCCCCTGTCATGCCACCACGCTACTGGCTCAGGCTCAGGCTGCGCTAGTGCTACGACAATTTTGTTTGTTACAAACCCTTCCCAATGCTGTCCTTCCGGTGGCTGTTCCTCTGAACAAAGAATGTCGTAGATTATTTTTCCTTGGTCAGTCATGTGTTCTTCTCCTTTAGCTTGGCTTCTACAGCATTAATCAGATCTTCATCGATCCATTCTCCTGCGTCTGCTTCTTTATAAATAGTTTTCTTCTCTTCTACGGTTAAACCTATCCATTCACGCTTCGGCTCCCATCCTAGCTGCGTAGCAATACGTTTAGCCATTGATTTGTCAATTATTGGATCACCCACAATTTTTTTCCTTTAGCTTGGTTTCGATGCCTTTGGCATATTCAAGATACCCTTCTTTATCGCCTGAATGCAGGACTTCAATTCTTTCCTCATCCGTCAGCCCTACCCATTCTTTCTCTATCGGCTGCGTATAGTTCGGCTTGCCACCTGAATACGTCTTTACCGCCTGTCCTTCAAACAACTTATCTCGCAGTTCATTCCTCTGCGCTACAATGCAAAGAGGTCGGTCGCAGTAGTACCCACAACTATGTATGTCTGTGTCAGTCATAAGTCCTCCCCGTTCTGTTCGGCTTCTTTGTTTAGCTTTAACAAAACCATTAAGTGCCGTTCTTGCTCCGTCCAAACAAAAGCATCACCGTAAACTTCTTGGTAATTAATCGGCGGCGACAAGTACCACTCTTTCCATTGTTTAAACTGTTCGTCAGTCATGTTGCCCCCTTATGCGCAGTTTTTTACAAACCCATCGAAATAGATAAGCTATTGTTATTGGATCAGCAGGTAACATTACTGCCCCCTTGCGCGGATAGCTATAGCAATACCTTCAGCAGTATCGGAACTGTTTACATCTTCTGCCACATCGTAAGCATCACACACCTTCGCACACGCCTCGCGCTCTTCCATGCGACCAGCTTTCCACGCTTCCCATGCCCAATACATCATTGAATGTTGTGAATATGGGTTTTCACTTGTATCGCAATCTTGATCCCACCACGCTTCAAATTGTTTAACTTCATCATCGTTATTCATATCAATGCTTCTCCATATAACTCAGGTGTAGGTTTAACTTTCTTTTTTTTAGCTTTAGTCACTAGCTTCCAATCTTTCTGTAGAAACTTCTCTGCCTCAAAGCGATCCCAAAACTTACGAAATAGTTTACCTTCTTCATCGTAGACTTCGTATCTCATAAATCCTCTTTAACTTCTAACATACGTCCAGTATCCTTACTATAAAGTAAGGAAGCACAGTGTGGGCTAGTCATACCGCTAAAACGATTCTTTAACACAGACACGCGAGTAGTGTTGCGCTCTAGCTCATCCTCTGCTTGTGCATTACGTACTAAGCCTATCACAATGTCAGAGAGTTGTGCAATAGCTCCAGATCCACGTAGCTGAGACAATGACGTAGCTGCTCCCTCTTCATGCCCTTTGCTGTCTGGACGTTTCAAGTGCGATACCGCGATTAAGCTAACCTGCGTCTCTTGTACTAACATCCTCAGCTTAGTCATTAACTCATCAATTGCTTTACGCTCATCGCCATTAGACTGAGCACTAACAACCATGCTGATATGATCAAGGAAAATGTATTTGCAGTCAGCAGCTTTTGCGAAGTACCGTATTCTGTTAACAACATTATCAATGTCAGTACTGCCGAAGTTATCCCAAAAAAACAAGCGATCTGTTGCAAGTGTACGATCAAAGGCATCTTTTATCTCCTCTGGTGACACAATAGTGTCAGGTAAATGTAAGGGTTTGTTCAAGTATAACGACATGATAGATCGTGCTGTTTTGCGTACACTTTCTTCCATGAACATCAAGCCTATATTGCCTTGTGTAGTCTCAATCAAGTGCCACAGTATCTCGCGTAGGAACTGCGATTTACCTAAACCTGATCCAGCACAGACAGTGATCAGCTCGGCAGGTCGAATGCCATAGGTTAGCTCATTAACGCCTTTCCAAGGGTACAAAGCAGATGACTTCTCAATCGGTCTGTTAACCTCTTCCCACAGCGTAGAACCTGCAATGATGCCATCCGGAGTCCATTGCTCTGCTGCCCACCAATCCTTGATATACTGAGCACCTGCATTGACTTTTAGGTAGTCACACGCATCCTTAAACCCATCCTTATGCTTTAGTATCTTGCATTTGCTACCGAATACTTCAGCAACTTCCTCGGCAGCCTTCCTTCCAGGTTCATCACTGTCAAAATCAATAACAATAGTCTCAAAGCTATCTAACCATTCATAGGACGATTTAACGTCTTTTAACGCTGCTTGAGCACCGTTACGTACAGATACGTGCGCGTACTTGCTGCCACTCATTTGAAAACCTGCTAGTGCGTCTAGCTCACCTTCGTGAATGGTGACAGTCTTACCGCCCTTCGGGAATAACTGCTGTCCGAATAGTGTAGCTTCTCTCCACTCACCCATAACGCTAAACTGCTTATCTGCGACCTTGCGTACCTTAGCTGCTACTATCTCACCACTACTATTAGCAAATGGATAATAATGTAACTCTTGAGTTTCATTCTGTGTGACGTTATAAAACCTACAGGTATCAGTAACAATGTTTCTATCACTGATCTGCCGATAGTCCGTAGACTTGTTTGGTATGTTTAACATTTTCTTAGGTTCCTTGGTTGTACTTTCGACATCACTATCTCCTCGCGTATATGCGTGACAGACATGACAATACTCATGCCCATCATCGTACAGCGAATTACCATCACTTGACCCACATTTCTCACATTCTATGTGCTTTAAAAATTTACTAGCCATTCAGAATAGCCCTTCCTATTAACTCTGGTATTTGCGGCACAACAGCATTACCTAGTTGTTTAAGTCTGTCCACCCTTCCGGAAACCCCATGAGCCACTCGACCCACTGCGGGTTCAGTACTCCATTGGTTTTCGATTGGTTGTCCGTCCACTGTACTGCAACGTCCAAGGTATCCCAGCTCACTTTGCCGTTCCTCATGCGTCCACCTATATAGCCTCCCTTGTGGTCGCGACTGCTCGGCGTTGGCCAAAAGTTTGCAGGAGTCATTTGTACAAGTCGTGCAAGACCTACACTTCCGTTCTTTCCGTTTCTGTTGATCTTGCGCGGCATCCCCGACTTCGTTACATAAAATGTGTCGTCCTTCCCTATTATCGCCCCTGTCGTCGCATCGCTGCTTACTGGGGTAGGCAATAATCCATACTCTGTCCCTTTGATGATGTGCGCCAACGGCGGCAGCGGATATACAGTGCCATTCTGCATCATACCCGATCTCAGAGAGCGACCTGAGCACTTGATCCAATCCTCTAGATCGAAGGGCTGCAACATTTTCTGCGATGACCCACTTCGGTTTGATTTCTTTGATGAGTCTGTGGAACTCCCACCAGAGTCCTGATCGCTCACCTTCAAGTCCTGCGCCTCTTCCCGCGAGGCTGATGTCTTGGCAGGGAAATCCTCCGCAAATAACGTCGATTGTTTCAAGATCATTTCCCTTCAATGTTTTAACATCATCAAAAATAGGCACATTAGCCCAATGTTTTTTCAATACTTTATGACACTTTTTGTCTACTTCGCAAAACGCTACTGTCTCAAAACCACCAGTGCGTTCTAGACCTAAACTAAACCCACCAATACCGCTAAAAAGATCCAATACTTTTAATGTTGACATAATTTTCCTCGTGTGATACCCTCTACTACATAGTAAACAACATAGTTAAACTATAATATTAATTATTATTATAATTAACTATATTGTTTACTACTTAGTAGTCCAATTCATCATAGTTATCATTTTCATCATTACCATCCGTCTCGTACATATCGTTAGCTGTTGCTAAATCGATCCTATCTTTGTACGTTAAATCATCTTTGATTGTCTTAAAGCAATTGTTACATAAATCATAATACTGATTTGTTATCAATGACTTTCTTGTTGACTCATAATCAGTCAATGCTACGTCACAAGCTGCACAGCGCATCTTAGCTCCCGAATAAACACCCGATTAAACCCGATTAGAGCACCCTAGAAGCGATTTTCTCCCGCTGGTTGTAGTCCTGTAGGTCATAGTAGTCTTTAAACGCCTCTGCGAGCTTTCTGAAGGTTTTCATGTTTGATTCGGAGTGCTCACCTTCGTATAGTATTGAAGGTATACCGCCTCGATCCAGGATTGATTTCAATTCGGCATCAGTCATCTTTATTACTCCATATATAAAAAATAGTAGTTAAAATAATAATAGTACTTGCTACCCCGAAGCATACTCCGGATAGTATGAAAATTATATCACTCATTAATTTGCTCCACTTGTCTTTTTCGCCATAAGCTATTTTGATTAATTGCTTTTTGTTTATCACGATACCTAGCAGCTCGTTCTGCGGCTGATAACGACTTTCTTGGCTTATCTTTTCCCTTCCCTAGTTTGTATATCGGCGTAGTTTCCCTGCCTTTGGTATCCTTGTCCCATGCGTACACGTATACGACTTTGTGCTCGCGTAGACACCGCATCAGAGACTGTACTGTGACGCTGTGTAGACCTGCGACATCAGCTAACTCATGCGCTGATGCTTCGTGCTCCAGCAAATGAGCGAATATTTGCGCGTATGCGTCTTGGTTAACTTTCATTTGATTCTAATCTTCCATTTGTAGGTTTTTTCTAGCTCTCTGGCAACATCATAGAGCACTTCGACTTTCTCATCCTGATCTAGCTCTTCCCAAGTGCTCATATTGCATTGTGAAGCGATCAATAGCTCTTGAAACTCGCTAGTATCCTTAAACGACTCTTGCACCTTCACAGAATCAAAATTGAACTTAATTTGCTCTGCACAGACCTCTGCGTATGTGTACATATTACACCTCAAAATGATATTTTTTTTGCATCTCACCATATGCTGCATCAAAATAGCGATCATACAATTTGTTAATAATTTGTTTATCACCATCGCGTAGCATTAAATCGACTACCTGATCTAAACTTTTGTACAGGTTAGCTTGATCNTATAGCGACAATACATCNTCTGNTTCCATTTTATACATTATTCCTCCCAATGCATTGTTGATAACACCATATACTTCGCGTACTCAAGTTTTCCGAGCATATCGCTAACACTCATTGTACTCGCGTATAAGCGTATTTCATCATCTTTAAAGCCTATGACAATAGCCTCTTCATGCTCTTCATCGATCAATGCTTGCATAGCTGCTAACAGTTCATCTTTAGCACTATCTTTCTTCGTTTTTAGCTTAATTATTTTACTCATTAAATTCTCCATTTTCGTATCGTTTTTCCAGTAGCGCGTATGACAATTCCATGTAGCGATCATAGACTAAATTCATAATTTTACTGGAACCCTGCTCGATCATAAGCATGACAATATCGTCAATACTGGCTTTTATGTGCGCCTCTTCAAAGGCATCTCTCATTTCTTTTGAGTCCATGTTATCCTCACTTAGCGGTTAACGCGAGAGCATATTCACGCGCATTAGTGTATGCGTAGTCGCTACTGATTGAATTAAATGTGCGTTGCACTTTCCATTCACCATCAATCAATTGTTGCACTTCAAGATCATCAAAAAAGTTCTCGAAGCTGTTACCGTATATTTTGCACACGCGAACGGTGCTACCGTAGTTGTCATAAGTCATTTTAAACCTCTTCAATAGTAATTTTATAGGATTTTCCTGCGCTATCCTCAACGCCGATATACTTTGTGGTAGACAAAAACTCACCACTATCCCCCAAGTCCCATATTGGGCGGGAGACAGCACGTAGTAGCTCTTCGCTATCATCCTCGCGTAGTGCTCGTGCCAGTATGCTGGCAATGTAATCGCAATAGGCTAGCATTTTATTTTCCCTCCAGTAATTTGTTGTTTTCCACGTGCGTAATCACACTTTCAAATAAATCTATTTTTTTCTGTAGCTCTTCGGGTATTGGTTTTCCCTCGTCCTTCAATTTAATCATTTCAATGAATAGCTGATTGTATTCATTCATCATTCTATTAAGTTTCATCATAGCCCCTTCACATCGATGATTGTATCGCGATTGATAGCGCGATAACCCTCAGATTGTAGATCATAGACTGTAATGTACTGAGCAGGATCAAGTGTACTGACACCACCTTTTAAGTGTTTTGTGACACCTAAGCGACCATTTAGCACTCGCGTAGAGCCATTTTTTTTGATGAATGTTACTGTAAAAATTTTGCCATTGCTGTTTAGGATTTTATCTACGAATTCCATTTTTTTACCCCCTCGGTTTGTTTTAGAGACTTCATTGTGACGATTGATACAGCGCAAGTACAATTGATTGTTCCTACTGCATCCTGGCGCGTGATAGCCGTGGCCTATCGTGCGCGTGTGTGTACATTGTGTGTACATTTTCGCGTATGCGTAGGCGCGTGTGCGTAGGCGCGTATACACATTTTAGTTGCTAAATTGCATTGAAATACTTAATCCATGCTGCCAAATCGATAATACTTTCTTTAGAATCGGCGATTAACTGTAAAATCATTCTTGCTTCGTCATTAGTCAAACTATTGTCAATCGATTGTATATCGGTAAAATGTAAACCGATTGTAATTTCATCCGGCAGATAACTCATACTATGCTCCTAAAATTGATTAAAAAGACCATATAATCGATTTTTATAGATAACCTATACTTACCTAGTCACTCATAAAATAATCGCTTAGAATCGCTTAAAATTGATTGATTAAATTATTCGCAATACTTGGTGTATAGCATAAATAACTGCGAATTTTTGATTGTTTTTTCCTAGCTACACAATCACGCAAAATCGGTTCACTATTATATTTTGAGCGATATGCTCTGAAAAATGTACTTGCGTCACAATCTTCTTCTAGGTATGCAAAACCCTTGCGATAATACGAAAATGACGATATATTATTGATAATGCCTAAACTGTTTAATTGTTTAATTGATACTTTTATCCAACCGTGCGCCGGATCCTGAATATAATCGAATTTTTTCACGATATTTTTCCTTTCTTGATTATGCTGCTAATTTTAATTTAATTACTTTTTGCATTGACTTACCATGAGCAGGATAAGCGATTAAGTCAACGCTTTTATCATAACAAGCCCTGCATCCGTTACATTTTCCAAGATTCTCATAAGCCCTGCATAAAGTCATTTTTTCTGTAGCTTGTTCTGGTGTAGGAATAATTACAGATCCATGCAACCCTGCTACATATTCACCAGTAACAGAATCACTAGAAAATCTCACCATTACATTATCTAATTCCATCATTTTAGAGAAAACAAGGCGATACTTAGGGAATTTATGCATTCTAGTAGGTAACCAGTGCTTTACCCAAGGTGTGCGGATCATAACTTCTAATACTTTTTCTGCTAATGCTACAGAATACAAGTCGCCAGAATCTAACCAGCGGAAATATCTTTGAGAATCTAAAGCTTTTACCATATCATCAACCCACTCTAAGCGCTGCCAGTCAGTGCGGTTAAATTCTCTAGGGGCTTTTACATTAGAGAATCTATAATTTCCTTGAGTAGCATAGCAACCCTTACATGCATCGACTAGTTCGCCATTTTCTATTGATCCAGCGCAAGTATCTAAAGCTTGTAAACTCCATGACATAATGCCGTCAAGCTTGCTTGTCTTTGATAATTTAACACTCATAATAAACCCCTATAATTTAATTAATAATTTAGAATGACAATAAAACAAAAAAGAAAATATAAAACAGAACTAAACCGATTAAACTCGCTACTAACTCAAATAGTGATTCTGGCATTTTATTTGCTCCTGATTATTGTTTAAGTGAATTAATTATAGTGAGTTTAATTAGACAGTGCAACTATTATTTATAGAATCTACTTATTTATTGTGACGATATCTATATAGCAGAATCCATGCCAGAAAATAACGACCATATAATCTACATTATCCTGAGAGTAGATACTAACCAATGCACTACATTGGTGCAATAATGCACTAACTTGGTGCAACTATGCTTCATTGTGGTGAATGTACTGATTAAAATTTAAGCAGATAGTCTTATCAGTACAATTAAACAGATGATAATATATAAAGTTTGTAAGTGTTTGAATTAATTAGGGACAGAGTCGATGCCCTAGATGCGAATGATTCTCATTTAGATTAGCACGACCGTACTATTCCGTATTGAGAACGATTCTCATTTAGCCATCATGGCATAGTTCTTGCATAGCAACTATTGTGCCAGGTGGCCTAGTTGTTGCGTAAATACAACACATTGATAGTGAGCACTCACTAGGGTGTGGTATAAATACAACAGTCAGGTTAGTGAGTACTTACTGGGGCGACCACTCGGTCACAATGCGACTGCTCAGTCACTCGGCGACTCATAAGTATATTTTATGACTACTCAGTCACAATATGACTATCGAGTCAGAATATGACTACCCAGTGGGGGCAAAAAAGAATTATTATATTTATATATA